CTGCTAATCAATATGTCCATGTTATGTTTTCTAGAGATGAGAATAACGATTGCAGAATATTTAAAGGCGGGTCTTTAGTAAGTCCTGTAGTAACAGTATCTAATGTATTCCCTAACCTATCCGCGCCTGTAGAGATAGGAAGACAAAATTTAGCAGATAAACAGTATTTCTCAGGTCAGTTAGATGAGATAAGAATGTCTCTAAATAGCTACAGAGCCAATGCTAACTTTGTGCCACAAACCTACACATATTCAACAGATACAAACACTACGTTATTAATGCATTTTAACGGTTCTAAAGATGCTATTACTACTTATGATTCATCTTTAAATAGAGAACAGTATACATGGTATGGAGCTACTGGAGAAATAACTAAACACGTTGGACAAGATACAGGTAGAGAGACTCTCAGTATCTTAGGTGTTAAACAGTTTTATAACTATACACATGGTGTAAAAATTACTTATAACGGTGGATATGATACTATACCTTCTGATGTTAAACTAGTTACCTTAGACTATATTAAAGAACTACATAAAGGGTTAGAAAATAGAGCGGTTTCTCTACAAGGAGAAAGTATTTCATCCTTTGAATTTACTGGCGGGTTTGCTCCGCATATTCGTCGAGTATTAGATCTTTACAGGATTGTGATGTAATGGCTAGACCAGTTCTGCGAACTAAAAAAGTACCACAAAAAAAAATAGTAGAGGAAACATCTACATCAAAATCAATTACATCCTCTGCTACAGGCCTTACCCCGTTAGTAGACATTCAATTTGTCATAGAGCAAACAGTCAGCTCATTAAAAAGCGCAAGTAAAGAAGACTATTTTAAAAACAATGAATTACAACTAGGAAAGATATTTAAAATACAACCAAGAACAAGTGGGTCTGATACAAGACCTGACCTGCCTCTAACTAGTAGTCAAATAGATCAGTTATTAGGAGTTAACTATAACTATGAAAAAATTAGCAGTGGTAATTACGCTCCTGACGATAAAAAAGCAGCATCTATAATACAAAAACTTAGATCTAGTTTATCAGAGTTTGAAAATCAATATCAATCTTTAGGTGCAGGAGCTACTGGCGTAGAGGTAAAAGGTAGCCAAGCTGGTTATGATGATGGACAAGATTTTAACGTACGCCCATCCTTAAGGAAAATAGGTATAGAGGTTGAAGAAGGTGCAATAAGTTTTACAGATAAAAAAAAGAACCTTATACCCTTAATAGAAACATCTTTGCAAGGTTTTCGAGAAAATGTCCTTAAGGTTGTTGCTGCTTATGCTAACCGCCCTTCTTTACCTAAAGATCAACTATATCTGTTTAATGTAACAAAAGAAAGAACAACCCCTCGCTCTTTATCTTCCAGAACGTTGTTAACTGGTTATGATGCAGCTCAGTTCGATCCTAATTCTATGGTTATTTCTTTATCTAAAGCTATTATTGATAATATTACCGGTATAACTAGATTAACTGAGAAACAATATTTAGCATCAAATAGAAAAGAGTCTGAAAAGCAACTAGGAGAAAATATATATAACTTTTTTAAACAAAATGACCTATTAACACCATTTCACAAGGCTATTACAGGATTAGAAACAGGATTAAGAAAAAACGATAGCCTAAATAAACAATTAAAAAATTTAGCTGAAACTCCGGCAGCAAAACAAATTCAAGCTAAAGGTAAATTATTATTTATGCAATATGTAACGGGGGTTGGCAACAATAAACAGATATTTACAGCTTTTTTAAAAGATACATTCAAATATGAAAATACGTCAATAACTTTAACACCTACTAGTATAAAATTTGCTTATACAGATAGGTACGAAACTGCGGTAGTCGATAGAATAAAAGAAGCTCTTAACCCTGTTTTATCCAATACTTTTAACAAAAATGTAGTAGAAATTATAAAAGATACAGATTTAGAAGGCTATCTAAACAATGCTCAAAACTTAAAAGAACTAAGCGGAGAAGCAGTAGCAGAAGTAAAAGCAGATACTAGCGGTTCTTTACCAATAGGTAAGATTAAAATTCCGTCTTATACAGTTAAGAGAAAATCTACAGGATCAGCATTTCAAAGTAGGATTGGCTCTATAAGATCTATCTTATCTGAAACTAGAGCTGCTACTAGGGTAAAACCGTCTATAGGTGATTTCATCACCGACGACACTATAACTGCTTTAACTAAAAGAGAGATGCTTCGTCGTATGCCTATAGGTCCTGTGGGAGGGCCTCCTAAGTCTTCTAGAGTTTTAACATATCGCACAGGTAGATTTGTAAATAGTTTACAAGTAATGGCAGATATGAAATCAGCAACAATGCAGTATTACTACAATCCTAACTACTGGGTTCATGAAGCTACATCTAGAAATCCAAGAAATCTTATTGGTAGTTCTCTCAGCTCTGTAACTAGAGCTCTATTTGGTAAACGCTTTAATCTTATTAAAGCTAATCAAGGTTTAGACTAATGGCAACAAGTAGACGTAGAGAAATAGTTAACTATATTGTAGCACAACTTAAAACCATAGATGGTTCTACGAGTCCATATGGTTACACTTTTAAAACTAATCTTTCTCAAAATGTATATAAAGGTTTAAAATTTATAGATCAGATAAATGATTTTCCAAGCGTATATATTCAGGCCGGAGAAGAGAGTTATAGATATAATTCTAAAACTAATACTGAAGCTTCTATGACTATTATGATTAGAATTTATGCGTATGAAGAACATAGTTTGTATAAATTAGAGGATCTTGTAGACGATATTACTCATGTTGTAGAGCGTATTAAATATAATCAAGATCACAAGATTATATTTGCAGAGATTGCATCTATAGATACTGATTCTGGTTTACTAGACCCTTATGGCCTAGGAGAGATAATGATAAATGTTCAATACGATGTGGATGATTAATGAGCAGTAAACGTAGACAAATTATAAATGAAATAGTTTTAGCTCTTAAGTTAATAGATGGAACTGCCGAGACTCTACCTAACAGCCCTCGTAGTCCGTATACGTTTTGTACTAATGTTTTTACAAACGTTTTTGCAAAACAAGAATACTTATCTGCTGTAAATGATTTTCCTAGTGTGTATTGCTACCCCATCAGCGCAGAGACCCGAAACAGAGTAGGAGACGCTCAAGTATTTTCTAGTTTTATCTTAGAAGTTAGAGGTTATATCTATAGCGATGATAACCCTATAGAAAAAGCAGCTGATCTAGCTCAGGATATTCAATATATTATTGATTCTATGAAATATCGTTCTACTTTTAAAGACTTAAACGTAACTGAGTGTAGAGTAGAGTCTCTATCTACAGATGAAGGTATAATGGAACCTTATGGAGTAGTAGAGATTAGAGCGTTAATAGTATATATACAAGATTCTAACATTTGAAATTTTTATTATTTGCGCCCTATAGTAAGTGGTGTTATACTTATAAAATATAAGAGGGACCGCCTAACTCATAGGGTTATATTAAGGAGTTAATTATGGCACAAACATTGAACCTTCAAAGAAATAGTGAAGTGTTCCTTTCTACTGTAAGTCTTAACGATGGAGACGCAGTATCAGCAATGACACCGGCAAATACTTGGAAGGTTGAAATCCTTGCAGGTTATGCAATGTCACAGGCTGCAGCTACTCAGGACATCAACAGCTTAGAGAGCGGTACTACACCAGATCGCTCTAGTAAGCGTTTTAAAACAGCAATGAACCCTGTAGAGTGGAATTTCCAAACATATATCCGTCCAACTGGTATTGAAAATACTACTGGCGGTACTTTGGTTCACACGTCAGGTAATTCAATGCCTACCTCAGATTGGTATCTATGGCAAGCTCTTATGTCAAATACTTCTACCTATACTACCAATAAGCTTACTAGCGTATGGCAGGCAGGTGGAAAGTTTGCTAGTGCTGCTAGAAATGCTAGCGGTAATACTGCTGCTCATACACCTAATTTCGGTACATCTGCTACTTATAATATGTATTTTAAACTTGATAACGTTATATATCAGGTATCTAATACAGCAGTTAATCAGGCTGCAGTAGACGCTGCTATTGACGCAGTTGCTACTACTACTTGGTCTGGATTTGGCACTAACCTAATAGAACTAACTGGTACTCCTAGAAATAATGCAGTATCTGTGTTTGGTGGTATTTTAAATAATGGAACCACAATAGACGCTAACAGTAATGCTTACGTAACCACTGCAACTCATTCTTATCAGCCTTGGGATCAGTGGAACGTAGCAGGAACAATCTCTACTGCAAGCTTCATTAAGAATAGACTTTCAAGCCTAACTGTTAAGTTTCAGCCTGAAGGCGGTTCTTCCACAACTTATACTTTCCCAATCACGACTCTCACCTTCAACTATAACAATAATATCACCTTCATCACTCCAGAAGAACTATCAAAGGTTAATACACCTATTGGTAGCTTCACGGGTTCTAGAGAAGTAACAGGATCATTCACCGCTTACTTACGCGGTGCAGATGGAGATTCTGCTCAATTCCTACGTGATCTAGCTAATGATCGTCGTCCAGCTCCTACTGCATTCTCAAATG